ATTTATCTTCATCATTTAACAATCTTCGTCTATATTCAAAATCATTTGTAGCTATTTCCCAAGCAATACATTTCATTTTCTGCTCCTGATAACCTGTCATTTTTAAAAATACAGATTGTAGCCGCTCAAAATTTTTGTCATAAAATCTTATTTTTTTTGTCACAAACAATTATAGCACATTTTACAACCTTATGCATAAAAACCCATTCCACCTTAATGTGTTATGGGTTTTTATAACTATAGTTAACAATCTAAAATTCTGAATCTGTAATCATTTTAAATTCTTCTTTTGTAATTGTCACCCACTTTCTTTTATAACATATTATCCACCATTCCATACTATTCACCTCCCTTCATATCAAGAGACTGTTTGATAGAATTTACTTCGTTCTTCATCTTCATAAGCTCCATGCTCAGCTTAGATTCGTGCTTACCAATCTCCAATATGGTATTATCCTTCTTAATGCCCTCTATCTTTTCCTTAGACAGCTGTTTGCCTAGTTAAGCAAGCATATCCTCGTGTTCAGCGAGTGCCTTGTCTTTAAGGCTTAACTCTTCTTTAAGTTCTTCAATAGTCTTGTCTTTTTCTTTAAGCTGAGATTCTAGCTCGGTTATTTGAGCGTTCATGCTGTCTGTACGCTCGGTAAATTCTTTTATAAACCCTTTCATTAGTCACCTCCTTAGTATTAAGCGTATATGATTGATACATTCCTACAATATTGTGGATAACCATAGTTATTTGACACTAAATCACCACTATCGTAATAAAAATCAGTTATAAATTTATTTTTAACAGATATATTTGTTTGGGTACTCTCGCCAACTAATGTTATATTGCTATTACCCGCTGTTCCAGCTGCTCTATTATTGTACCCTCCACCATTTGTATATTCATGAAGAAATGTTGGAGCGTGAATTATATATTTGCTTGTATAATATTCACTATTAATATTTTTTTTCGCCACTCCATTCGCAAACTTAGCCCTTAATTCATCTGATAATTTATTAAATTTAATCATAAGGGTTACGGAATCCTTAAATGTATTTAGGACTGAGTTAGATTTCCCCATTATGGTAAACATTTCCTCATTGTGATTACTAGAACTCAATATTTCTTCTATCGCTGTACTTGACGCCAACACCACCTGCATTGCGGTTGAGGACGCTGCCACCGCCTGCGTTGCTGTTGAGGACGCTGCCACTGCCTGCATTGCCGTCGAGGACGCTACCACTGCCTGCATTACTGTCGAGGACGCTGCCACTGCCTGCATTGCCGTCGAGGACGCTGCCACTGCCTGCATTGCCGTCGAGGACGCAAGTACTGCCTGCATTGCCGTCGAGGACGCAAGTACCGCCTCCATTGCCGTTGAGGACGCAGCTACCGCCTCCATTGTGGTTAAGGTGGATAATTCTTCTTTCTGCTCGATATCGTATACATTGGATAAAGCTTTACCTATGTGCTTATTATTAGCAGTCAAATACTCAAAAGCCTCTCCATTTATTCGCCTGTCATTCATAGATAAATAGGTACATTCATACAAGCCATGCAACAGTTCTTTTTGCTGAAACACATAGCTATCCTCACCGTACATCTTGTAATCTGCTAGATGCATCTTCACATCAAGTGGTGCGTTCAAAAAATCGCCATTAATCAGCATAGGAATCGCTTCAACCTGCATATCAATTTACCTCCGTTGTTATTATTTTTTTACCCTCAAATACAGTCTTGAGCGTCTTTGAAGTTCCGTTCTTGTAAGCGTGTCGCTCCGTTATTGACTTATCAGCCTTATTAAAGGCTGTAGTTATAGTCTCCAAGCTGTTCTCGGTCACTATGGAGCCGTCAGCGTTGAAGGTTGTAGTGCTTGCTCCTTTGCTATCTGCTATGTCCTTAATAGCCTTGTTGAGAGACTTATTGAGCTCCTCCTGTGATGCTAATATTTCATTTTTAAAAGTCTGAAGCTTTATTTCCACCTGTTCTTTACTGTCTTCTATAGCTTTCTTATTTGCCACCGTATTCCCAAACAGCTGCTTAATAGGCTTATTTATAATATCCGCATGTGCAGGATCATTTGTCTCAACAATGCTTACTGCCTCTGAAAACTCAGGATTATCTATAACATAATCTTTCATACATATCATTCCTCCTGTTTCATATTCCTAATTATCCACTTTTCGTTCTCGCTTAAGTTAAAAACTCTTGCCCCTTCTGTATCCCTGTCACCTATGATTTTATCGAGCTCATCTGCTTTATTATCAGGGATTAAAAAACCTGCGCCAAATATTGACTTTTTTATTTCTTTTTGAGCATCAAGTCTTCGTATAAAATGACACTCATTTGTTTTTAACTTAAACTTCTTCCCTCTTTTTACTGCCCTTTCAAGCTTGGTTGAAGTTACCACATTCTTGGGATAGCTGTATTTTTCGGGGGGGGGGGTAGAACGGTTCTTATGCTGGGCTGTGTCTATTTTCTTAAGTAAATCTGGTACAACTTTTATTCTATAGCTGTCCATATTTGTTATGAATGATGTGTTGACATTAGCTCCATTTTCATATATTATTTTAACCCCTGTAATCAGATAACATATCTCCCTGTTTCCTGAAAATAAGGTTAAATGCGGAGCAAAAAGGAAAAATGGTATGTTTCTTTTCAAGTAAAAATCAATTATCCTGCTTAATATTGAAAACGGTGGATTATCTATTACAACGGCACTGTCATTATAGGTGAAATGTTCATAATCTCCTCCAGGATAAAACGGTCTTACTATCTCTCTGTCCTCCAGTTTGTACTCTTTTACTGCCCAACTTTTGACCGCTTCATAAACTTCAGGCGGTGTATAACAATCATCAGTTGTAAGTTTTGGCTTAAATTTTTCTACAAATTCTTCATAAGTTTTTGACTTCATTTACCCTCTTTTCTTTAATAACTGTCTTCTATTACAAATGTAGTTTCAATATTATCCTTGCCTTTTGACAGAAAATTTGAGAATGCAATAACATCACCATCTTCATCAATTAGTGCAAGTTCAGATATGTATGTTCCCACAAGCTCACTCTCTGACAGCTCAATAGAATACTCATAGCTTGTATCTGATGTTTTCTTTGATTTGGTTATCTCTTTTTTAATCACTTCTGTAGTAAGACTGTTAGCTGATTCAGACGGAGCTATCACTTCTCCCTGACTGTCTACTCCACCAGAACCAAGAGCAATCCACTTAGCCTTTGCTATTCTTCCTGTTGAATTGGTAGCTTCAGCCATTTTCTTTCTTCTTAAGGCTGTAATAACACTTTTCATATCTTCCTCCCGGTATTAAATAATTATTGTCTCTCCCTGTTTTATAAGCATAGTTTTTAATATTCTGTAGTTATGCTTTATAAAGCTGCAAGAGTTCCAGTTAGCCTTGTGGGCAATTCTTTGTGAATTCAGTTTGTGTCTTCCATCAAATAGAAAGCTTCCATCAAACTTCCTGAAGCTGTAATATGACAAACTCCACTTAAACCTTACCCTGCACTTTATTCTGTGCGATTCATTAACTTCTGTGGTGTAAATAAAGATATAATTATCTTTAGCACCTACATGTTTAACCTTCCGCACCTCTTTTTTAAGCACATCAAGGCTTCCGGCACTATCATTTGATACTTTTATTTTTACCAGGAGATAGAACTCAGCCCATCTGTGAGTTACGCCTTTCAGCTTATTAGCCTTTACAACTTCAACCTTGTCATATCCTAATGTCTTAGCTGCAAGTCTTACACCCTGATCTGTCCCTCCGAGTTTCCTTACTTCCTGATAATTTGCTATTCGCTTTCTGTAATTACTATTGCTTTCCCCCGCATATCTCTGCATTTTTCTTTCATCTGCGTGTATCTGTAGAAATTCATCATCACAGGATACAAGCATTGACTCTTCACCCTCTTTATTTATGGCTTCAAGGGCATCATCAAACCGTTTTCCCAAAACCTTAAAGAATTTATACCATTGGTTAAGTTCTTTTTTTACTCTTTTAAGCGGAGATATCAGAAGATAATACATATAGTCACTAAATTTATCAAACATACTATGCTCCTTTTACATTTGAGACAGTAACGGTAAGATTCCGCAGCATAATAATCTGTCCTTTAGGCAGTTCAACATCTTTAACAGGATTGGTAAACTCAGTCCTTTTATATTCCGGAAGTCCGTCTTTAAGTGCAAGCCTTATATCATCAAGATAAAGTGACTCAGGTTCTTTTCTACTTGAAAGCTCCATAAGCCTTCTGATTATTTCTTCCGCCTTTTCCTTTATCCCTGTAATTGAAACTCCCTTTGATATATATACAGTAAGGCTTATATCCTGATTGACTACAGTTACAGACTTACATAAAAAATCATCATAATTGCCTTTCAGATAAGATACTGCAGCCTCTACTTTTCTAAGCAGTTCAGGTGTCGCAATTCCGTTTGCCCCGGTTACAATTATATCTGTTGTACCCTGTCCTCTTGGGTGCTGTGCATCAATACTTACATCAATAACACCTTCCACCTTTCTTGCAGCATTCTTAAGCTTGTCCTCTATAGTTAACTCAGCAAGTTCTGACCAGGACTCTCCTACTCTTTTTCTAAAAGCTTCAACATCTTCTATGTCAGCTCCTTCAAGCTGTAGCCATCCCTCTTTATTGCTTACCTTTTCAACTCCGTCAAGATGTATCATAGAAACTGTTATTTTCCCATTTGGAACATTATAAGCTGTGCCGCCTTCTGCAGCTTCAACCAGTACCCTGCCTTCACTTTTTCCTGCCTCTATTATTGTAGTTTCAAGCACGTAATACTTTTTTTCGTTTCCGCTTCCATCCGGAAGAGTCTTAAACATATGTCCTTTCAATATCTGTAAAGCTCCTGAATGTTCTCTTCTTTCAATGGTTATATAGCCTCTTGCCTTTACTGCCTGTTTTCTTTTCTTGCCAAAATCGGCAGCCTTTAATTCAAGCCAGTCTTCATCTGCGTGAAGTACAAAAAAGTTGTTTATCTGTTTCCTTGATTTTGTCTTAAGCTCGATATATATTTTGACAAAAATTCTGATAATGGTATGAAAAATCCCGCCTTTTTTAAGGTCAGTTATTATAAAATCCTCTTTAATAAGTTCATCCCTTATCTTTTCCATTTCTTCATTTTCATCCGGTACTCTGCAAATCTTATCAAGCAGGTCTTCACTTATCATTCACTTACCACCTCCACGTCATTAGTAGACAGCTCAAGGTTATATTCATCCTTTGAATTATTCTTTGAAACGGTTACTTTATCTGTATAAGTGCCATTTTTAAAGGTTATATTTTGAAATGTCTTTGCCCTGTCAAGATATGTCCTTTTAGAAAGCTTTCCGATTACCCTTTGGGTAATCTCTGTCCTTGTAAACTCATCATCTTCAGCATGCATAAAGTCCGTCATCCCAAAACCGTAAGCTTCATCACCGTCTTCATCCTCATAAAAAAGCTCTTTTTCTTCTGTGGCAGCTTCATTTTTTATGTCCTGCTTCCAGCACTCATCACCTTCTACCACATCAAAATCACCGCTTTTACTTGGTACAGGCTGTCCGTTTATATCAAGCTTTATGTCAATATCATCTTCATCAATAATACTCATCCGTCATATCTCCCTAATATGTAAAAAGCACTTCCACCATACAGCATAAGAACTGCGACTGTATCTCCGGTTTTTACCTTAATGTCTGTTTTTACTCCAGGTATTTCAGGGAAGCTTTTATCTATGTTCATTGAACTGTCCAGTATTCTTATTACACAAAGATATTTACCGTTATCTTCTACGGCAAATACTACCCTTGCATATATCCCTGCAGGATGTTCAATATGCGGATAGTTTGTTTTAATCTCCTGCTCTATAACAGTTCTTGTAAAATCTTCAAGCAGTCCTGCCATTGTCACTAACCTCCATAGAAAAAGACACTCATTCTTGTATATCCGCTTTCATTACGCTTAATTATCACCTTTTGCACCTTAGCTTCACCTGTAAATTTTGTGTGTCTTATTTCAATCAAATCTCCCTGATGTATCCAGGGAACTCCAAGTGTTTCAGCTTCAAACATGCTTCCATATTTTTTAAGCGACATAATGTTCTCATTTTCTTCCAAAATATATACTGTATCCTGTTCAGGTCTTACTCCCCAGTAGAATATTCCGTCTCTGAAAAAGAAGTCATTATTTATGCCCCAAAGCATGTTCATGCTTTCAATGGTTTGTATGGCATTCTTTCTGTCTGATATAAAAACTGCTTTTTTAGGATATTCCGTCTCACTCAGTCTATACCTGTCAATGCCTGACTGTATAAGAATAAATTTTATAATATCCTGTGGAATACAGTCCGTAAATGTAGCTTTTATTTCAGTTCTTTCAAGCATTATCATCCGGTCTCTTATTATTATTTCTTCCGAACCGTCCTTTATGTTTTTTCTACAATAGCCTGTAAGAAGCCTGTCAAAGTCATCTTCATATCCCAGCTCTACTGTTGCCGTTTCCATATCATCAAAGCTCACTATATCTTTAAGTTTTGTTGATAATTCCACCTTACACCAGTCTGCCTTTTTTTCTGTAGAACTATGATATTCTACTTCAATGCCGTCAGTCAGTTCATACTTCTTGGTACTTATCTTAAATTCAGGACTGATAAGCTTTTTATACCCCATCTGAAACTCCTTAACTTAACATTATCCTTACATCAGTTTTATAATTCTTCGTATTTCTTATTTTTGCTGCCGGGCTTTTCCCGGAGTTCTTTGTTGTCTTTTTATTTACATAAGCTCCACTATAGCCTGTATATTTTCTTCGTCTTGGCTTGCCCGAAGCTCCTTTTTTCTTTGTCTTTATACCTGCTGATATAGGGGTAAGCAGCTCAAGGGTTGCAGTCCTTCCGCTTTCTGCTATGACATTCTGCGTGCTTAAGGACTGAAAGTATACTTTTGATATCCCCCTTGCGCTGCAGTCCTCATTTACTATTTTTAATATTTTTGCTTTCTTTTGTCCGTAAGGTTTGAAAAGTCTCTGCAGCTTGCCCATCTGTTCTTCCTCACTCTCATGCTTTGAAGTTTCAAGAATGAACTCGATTGTAATCTTAGCAGGCTCATACCCTGTAGGCTGTGTGGCTTTGGTCTTTCCTTTATCATCTTCAATATTTTCAATCGTGGCTACCTGAGATATTTCAATACTTTTCATCTGTCCCGATATCTTAACACCACCAAGCTTTAACAGATTATCCTGTACAAGCAACATTAAACTTTCCTCCTTACATTTATGCTAACTTTGGTTTATCCTTAGAATTTTGTGCATCCTTTAATTCATCAATCAGCTTGAAAAGGGTAGGAAGGTCTTTAAGCTTTTCAAGGTTCAGGGTAATCTCAAGCTTCTGTATTATGGTATTTCCTGAATCTTTTTTATGCTGCCTCTCTCTCGTGTCCTTTTCTTTAGCATCTGATGACCGTACTCTTAATTTTCCTAATCCTTCCCTTACAAAAGAGGTGATTACGCTTCCGCTTTCTTTTTCATTATCCTTGCCTTTAAGCTCTCTTTTTATGAATGTAGAAAGTTTTTCCCAAAGTGCAGACAACGGAAGTATTGCTTCATCTCCTGCCTCTCCGCCTCCTAAAAGCTTTCCACCTGATGCTCCAAATATGGTCGGTTTTGTCATAACACCACCCTTTGCATACCAGTCAATTGAGAGGTTTGGAACGCTTGGAGGGGCTATGCTGAACTCTCCTGATATTGAAAAATGTGGAAGCTTTATCTTTGGTGTGGGAATTTCAAGACTGAAAAAACTTCTTATCCTGTCAATTATTCCCTTAACAAAATCAGCAACTGCTGTAAGTTTTTCACTAAACCAGTTCTTTATTCCATCAAGTGCTCCTTTTACGGCATTCCCGGCTGCGTTCATGCCCTCGAAGAACTTGTCCTTTATGGCTGAAAGCTTGCCGCCTGTAAGGTTATCTATAAAAGTAAAGCCTGCCGTATAAAGTCCCTTTACTGCTTCAAGGCTTGCGGCTGCTATTCCTTTTATTCCGCCACCATTAGTTTTATAGGCATTTTTAATATTGTTAAGCTTTTCCTTTACTGTAGCTGAAGCTGCGCCCATTATGCTTCCAAAGAAATTTTTAACAGCATTTAAGGCACTTCTTACCACATTTACTATTCCTGAAAAAAGCCGTTTCCAGAAGTTCCTAAATGCTTCGGACTTATTCCAGAGGATTGCAAAGGCTGCCACAAGAGCTATGATGCCTGTTATGATTAAGCCAATAGGAGATATGGCAAATGTTATGTTGAGAGCTGCCCACTTAACCTTCATTATGGCAATAGCGGCCTGTACTATGGTAAAGGCTGTCTTAACCTTTATGATTGCTCCGCTTACACCCACTATAATACCTATTGCGCTTCCCAGTATAACCAGAAGAGGTCCGAGTACCGCTGCCGTTCTTACTATGGTTTCAACAGTGCCCCTGTTCTCACTTGCCCAGGCTGACCATTTTGCTATCATCTCACCTACTTTTGTAAGCACATCATTTACTATAGGCAGCAAGGCATTTCCAAGTTCTTCAACATTATTGTGTACCTGCTGCTGTATGACCTTAAACTTCTGCTCCGGAGTTGAGTTTATTGCCTCAGCCATGTCCTTAGTTATGGATACACCCTTCTTCATGCTTGCTGAAAGGTCATCTATTCCGCCTTTAAGAACATCAACATTGTTATAAAGAAGGTCAATCATTGCTACAGCTTCATCAGTGCCGAAAGCCTGTTTTAATTCCTGCTTTTCAACTGCACTTATTGTCTGCCCATATTTCTTATGCAGCTTTTCAATTATCTCTGTCGTGCTTAAAAGCTCTCCATTACTGTCAACAAAACTTGTTTTAAGCTTACCTCCTGCAGAAGCTGCTGCATTTAAGAATGCCTTGTACTTTGTAGCAGCCTCTGAACCGCTCATGGTAGTCTGAAGCTGTCCCAGTATTGCAAGCTGTTCCTCCATTGATACTTTATTATTTGTCGCTGTTGCTCCAAGTACCGATATTGCACTTGCCATTTGTGAGCCTGCTGTCTTGTAGTTCTTAACTGCGGTTGATATTCCTGCCGAGAACATTTCTCCAAATTGAAGGTCAGACATGTTCTTATACGCGCCCTTATATATACCATAACCGGTTGCAAAGAGTGAACCCATCTCCTGGGTTGTTGATTTTGTTGCCTTACCCGTAATGGCTGCAAGTTCTGTAAACTTGGCAACTCCTTCATCTGAAAGAGATGCGATACCGGACTTTATGTCATAGGCGGCTGTTATAAAATCACTTTTAGTTGTACCTGCCCAGGTATCTGAGAAGCTCTTAGCCGCACTTTCAACTGCTTTAAGGTCTTTTACCCCCAGGGATGACAGCTCGCCAAGCGCATTCTTTGTTTCAAAAGTTGAAGTTATAAGCCCTGTACAGGCTGTAACTATTCCTGCTCCTGCAGCCATCATTACCTTGCCGGCCTTCTGCATGCTGCCTGTGGCACTCACGAGCGGGGATGTCATCTTATCCATAAGGGAAAGCACAACCGAAAGCTTAAATACCGCTTCCATTCCCATTTATTTCACATCCTCTCCAAAAGCTGCCGCCAAACCCCCGTTTGTTCCTGCTTCCATATCCCTTATGCTCATTTCCCTTGAAATATCTGCAAGTGCCATAAGCCTGTAAAAATCATCAAAATCAAGTTCATCAACATTGTCTATAAGTTCATCCGGAAGATATTTATATATCAGGAGCTTGCCCTGGATTACTAGGTTACTCTTTAGTTCTTCCCTATAATCTTCTATAACTTTTTTACTGTTGTTTCCTTACTGAGTCCAAGCATATTGAGAAGCTTCTCACCAAGGCTTATAGCCATAGCCGGATATTCCTCAAGGGCAGCCCTAAGCTCTTCAACCTGTTCCTCACAGATATTGTCTGTCACAAAAGTCTTAAGTGCCTTTGTTCCGGATGTTCCGGCAGTCTTTACATATCTGTCATAGGATGCTACCTTGGGTTTCCTGAAGATGAAGTCAAACTCCGTCTCATTGTCATCATCCTCCTGGATTGAAGTAGTCACCTCGTAAATCTTGCCATCCATCTCCTTATATTTCTTTCTGAGTTTTTCAAGCTCAGTATCTTCTTTTACATCTGAACTCTTAACCTCATCCTGTTCAGTTTCTGTATACTCATTGTAATTATCCATCTCATTCTCCTTAATATGTTTTATTTATCAGGCTCCAAGTCCGTTTAACTTAATTCCGCCTATGGCGGTTCCGTCAAGGTCAACCTTCATTGACTTATCACCCTGTGCTGCCTTAAGTGATCTCTTTGAAAATTTAATCATTGTAAGAACGTCCGTTGTGGTTGGTGCTCCTTCATCTGCATAGTTTACGGTTATTTTAGGTATGGTAAGTGCATAAAAGCTCTTAAGTCCCTTCTTTTTAGCAACCCTTATCATTTCGTTAAAGTCTTCCCTAAGCATTGAGAGTTTAACTGAATTCTTCTGGTTGCCTGTGCCATAACCTCTTATCTTTCCACCTTTTCCATATATAAGATCAAGCTCCTGCTCGTCATCATAGGAAATCTCCAAAAGCTCTATGCTGTCCATTCCGGTCATATTGATAGTGATGCTTGACCAGTCATAGACTTTTCCATTTACAAGCTGTTTTGCCATTTACTCACCTCCCTGTACGGCAGGATTGCTTACTGCAAAGCTTAAGTTAAATCTTCTTGCAGTTCCCATCGGAATCCATGTAGCACTTACATTAAGTGTTTCATCTGCAAGTATGTTAAGCCCTTCAGTATTGATGCTTACTTCTCCGGAACTGATTATCTTATCATTCTCACATTCCTCAACCGCAATGTTTAAATAAGCTTCAATAACCTTTATGCTGCTTTCAAGGTTTTCAGGATCTATTTCAGTCTGTACCTTATCAGTTGCCTTCATTGATACATCCCTGACTATCCTGTTAAGAACCCTTACGCTTTCAACATACGGAAAATCACTTCCGGGCTTTGACATTACATTTCCATTTGACACATAGAAATCGTCCTTTCCAACATACTGCCTTAAAACCGTGTAGCCTAATTCATCAAGCTGTCTGCTGTAGCTTTCTATTCCTTCCGGCACAAGCTTAATAAGCTTTGCAGAGCTTATAGGGAACTCTTCCACACAGCCTATTGATAAGCTCTCCTTTGCCTTGCCTATAAGACCTGATATAAGGCCTGCAAAGTTTACTTCCTGTGTCCTTAAGTCTTTTCTTGTATATATCCCATAGCTTGGAACTACACACAGATACTTGCTTGTAATGCCTTTTCTTTCATTTTCCATCGCATTAAGGTACTCATCAATGCTTTCACTCTTACCGCATCTTCTTCCTTCAAGCAGGAATATAACAGGCTTTTTATATATGTTTAGAAGCTCTTCTGCTTTACTCTGCAGGGCTGCCCACAAAGCCTTTACCGATGTACCGACTATATGGCAGATTTCAATGTTTTTATTAAACGTAGTCAACATTTCAACTGCTTTAAGTACTGTGTTATTGTTCATCCCCGGTGCAGTTGTCGCAAATGAATAGACATCACCTTCAACATAGGCTGTTTCAGAACTTCCGTTCGTAAAGGTAACGGCAAGTCCTGTACCCGGTATTTCATACTTTAAGCTTAAAGGAATAGTTGTTTCATCAAGATAGCTGTTGCCGCCATCAACCGAACACTTAAAGCTTCCTGTGTTAGCTTTTCCACCCTTTTTAATTTTAATTACTATGTCATAGGTATTGTTTGGATTTCCTGATACATCAAGAGTTCCGCTTCCTGTACCTGTGTGGGTTACTTCGCCTTTGCTGCCGTTTATGTCTGCTTTTACCGGTATGGCATAAATGGTACTTAATCCGTTTTCTGTGGCATCTATGCAGGCATCTGCAAGTGGTGTATTCCCAAGCTTCTCCCTTATCTCATCAGGTTTCATCATTCCTGTAATTAAAAGCGGAATACTGCTCTCTACATCCGAAACACCAATCTTTACCTGTGCATTTCTTGATGTAATGCTGCTTCTTCCGAGATTCCCATCCTCAACTTTTACATTTACTTCACTAAACATATCTACCTCCCATCAATCGGAGCATAATTAAACTCTGTAACGGCTGCATCATACTCTTCCTCCGTTACCTGTCTGCCGTTTGTCCATTCCATCATTGCCTTGACACCTTCAAAGACCGTATCAGGGGTTTCCTTTATGGCTTTTAATTCCTCAATGCTCTTATAACCTTCTGTTTCCATCCTATATCCTTTCCGGACTGCCGTTTACCTCTCCCAGTCCAATATTAACCACATCAGTATCCACATATATTCCGCCTTTTAATGTCACATCAAACTCTACGGTAATTTTTGCCTTTAGTATGGTGTCTTCCTCTTCAAGCCACTCGGCATCAGACAGCTCAAGGTCTACCCAGTTTCCGTTTACCTCAAAGCCCTTTGATATGCCTGTAAGAAAGTTATTAAGCAGCGTTTCTACCTTATCCTCTGATGTGTCTGCAATAACAACATGCAGGACGGTAATCCTGTCAAAGAGTTTGTTTCTCTGTTTCCTCTGCCCCTCTTTGTCTGTATATCTCTTTTTTGAGCCTGAACGTGTGAAATTCTCCCTGACTCTTAATACCGCACCCACATGCAGCTCACTGCAGTTTTTAAGCGTTTTCATGGATTCGTGTATCTTACCCTTTACTCCTGCGTTCTGCAGTGCTTTTATTAAAAAGTCTCTTTCCTCTTTCATAATCACTCCGTAACTGCTTCAATCATAAGTTCTTTAATTTCAGCCATGTCCTCATTGCTTATGCCAAGGAATGGTCTTGCAGGTATTTTTATGCTTACTTCCTTCTTTTTTGCCCAGCTCGTGCCCTTAAACCACAGATATTTGGCATTCTTCGCCCTTATGGTTCTTTCAGCTCCGAACTGGTGCGTAGCTGCATACACAAGGTTTGTACCTACTGAGGCTCCCTTACTGTCAGCCTTAGCCTTTACTGAATTCCTTAATGCTGCTGATTTTGTAAGGGTTTTCCCACCTGCAGCTTTTACCCTTGCAGACTGTTCCCACTTAACTCCTTCAGGGCTTTTCTCCGTCCTGAACCTTTCCATGGTTGAAGTCCTAAGACCTTCTGCAATGGCTCGCATAACCTCGGCTTTATCTACATCTGAAAGACTTTTCATTTTTTCAAGCAGTCCGTTTACTTCACCGTCAAGCTTCACAGATACTTCACTCATAACTACCAGCCTTTCATACTGTCTCTTGTAAACAGCCTGTCTGAGCTTTTCATTGAAAAGCCTGTTTTTGAAAGGCTTTCTTTTGAAATTCCTGATACTCCTATGTCGATAAGTCCTTCAGCAACCTTTGTAAGAAACGCAATGGCTGCCTTATATCTTGTTAGGTATGTCTTCTCCCTGTCATTTTCATCTACTCCCTTTCTTGAAGCCAGGTTATAGACTGCTATGTCTTTAGAGAACTTATTAAGCACCTTCGGAGTTTCGGCAAATGGCAGTTTGTACCGTTTGGCAAGATATCCGTCAATCTCCGCATCTGCATCCGTTATTGCTTCATCTGCAAGAGGCTCTATTTTCCTTAACCTCTCAGCCTCATCCTCAATATATTCATCTCCTATTATTGCATTCATCATGTCCGCCTTTAACATATCAAGAACTTCCCTTACACTGCAGTATGCCATTTGCCTTCTCCCTTCTTAATCTCTCTATGCTTCTGTTCCGGTTGAACCGTATGCCATCTGCCAGAAGCCATATCCGGCATTGTATCTTGCATCCACACCCCAGATAAACTCATTTCTCATAAATACATTGTCATCATCATCCTTTATCAGTGCAGTAAGCTTTGCTTTCTTTCTGTCCTGGAAGATGATTGGTTTTAGGAAACGGTTAGTGCAGAGAAGGAACCAGCAGGTTTCTTTATCCGCAAGTTCAGGTGCAACAAGAAGCTCTGCAGTTCCTTTTAGCACATTTGTGGTTCCGTTTATCTGGTCGGCTTCAAGTACAAGCCTTGCAGCCTTTTCATTTGCAGGTGATACAATTAGAAGATTCGGAACAAGACCAAGGCTCTGTCCTTTATCACCTGTTAACATCATTATTGCTTTTCTTGCCTTTTCGTACTCAGCCTCACTAAACTTTTTCTTTGAAAGATTTGATGCCTTAGCCTTTCCATCCTTTCCACTTGGATGGTCTTCTGCAAAAAATGTCTTGCCGTCAAAGCATTTTTCAATAAATCCGTTCTTCAATACTTCATAGCAGAGTATATTCGGATGTCTTGCAGCCTCTTCGCCGTGTGCGGCAAATACAGTCGAATACTGTCCATACTGGTCATCCTCTATTGCATTTCTTGGGATTGAAATGGTAGATTCAAAGTTCTTGTTTTTAATACTGTAATCATAGGCTGAAATGTTCTGAATCGTTCTTTCGCCTATCCACTCTCTCATGCCCGGCATCTGTCCAAGCCATGTATAATTTGTCTCACCTGTACTGCTTGGTACGGTTGTTGCAAATTTATCATGAGTGTCCTTTACTCCTGCAAATGCCTTGTTAAAGGCTGTTGAGTAAGCGATGTCAAGTCCTTTTAAGCTTGCCTGGTTTACTATCATTATCCTTATCCTCCTTACATAATCTCAACTACAACACCGTCAGCTTCAACTCCGATAATCTTTCCTGCTTTGCTTGAGCCTTCTGCTGTATTTGTTACTGTATTACTGTCAACTACATAGGCATCCTTTAAGATGTCTGTATTTTTTATCTTGCCATCATTTTCAAGAACAAATGTTCCTCTTTTAACAAGTACCTTTACATCTCCATTTGCTCCTGTGCGGTTATCTGCAAGCGTTGCCGAGCACCCGGCAATCTTTAATCCTGCAGCCTTAGTGGCAGTAACTGCATATCCGTCAGCACCGACAGCAACAAGCTCGCCTGCTTCAATTTTTACGGCTGCCTTTACCGGGATTTCCATAAGGTATCCGCCCATTCTTTCTGCTATTCCCATTTAAATTTCCTCCTGTTTGTTATTCCAGTACTTCTCAACATCTTCATCTGTAATGTTGCTGTCTTTTAATATCTTTGCAGTAAGCTCGTCCTGTGCTTCAGTCTTTCCGGCTGCATTTACTGTTTCAGTCCTTCCCATAGGCACAACACCCGGAGCCTTGTCCAAGAAGCTCTTAAAGCCTTCTTTGTCACTTAGGGCATAGGACATTGCCCATTCCTTCTGTGCCGCGGATATCTTACCATCCTTAAGTGCCGTCTGCACAAGGTCACCTGCTTCTCTTTCCTCAAGCTTCTTTTTAAGCTCCTCTTTTTCTTCATCAGCTTTATGACTGTTAAAACTCATTACCGCTGTAACTACATCCTCTGTCTTTGCCTCTTCATCAAGCCCAAGCAGTGACAATACTACAGAGTTTGCGACCGGTATAGGCTTCTCCTCTGCCTGTGTTTCCGCCTTTTCCTTAATCTCTGCAATCCTCTTTTTTACATCTTCCTCTGTGGCATTTTCATCAAGCCCCAGCAGTACCCTAAGTTCCTTAATATCCATTTTTTCCTCCTTTGGTTCTTCATTATCATCATCCCCTGTAAGGGAATTAACAACCGGAAACATTCCATCAATGGCAGGTGTATTAGTAAGGGCTACGGACTGCACTGCAACTGCCTTTCTGTCACTCTTTCTTACAAGTACAACCGGAGATAAATACCGGTATTCCCTGTTTCTTAGATACTCCCCTGCCTTATCAGTCCATTTAACCTTTGCAGTTACCGCACCGTCTTCACTGCCTATTTCTGTAATCCACCCTGCAGCAGGTGCCTGTGTGTTATCAAGGCTCTGGTGTTCATAATCAATTACCAGGTCAACCTTTCTCTCTGAGAAGTACAGTTTGATAAGCTCCACGCTTTCATCATCAACTATAAAATTACCTTTCCTTGATTTGACCTCTCCGATTGGAAGTATCCTGATGATCTCCGGTACCTCTTTAACCTCAACAGGAAGACCGCTGCATCTTAAAATTCCATTCATCTATATACACCTCACTTAATTTCTCATATAACCGCGTGCGAACGCGTGCGAGCAGGGGTAAAATCATTTAGCTATACTTTTATGCACCCTTTAACTTTTTTCGTTCTACGGTCATTTTATGCGTTTTTATTTTTACCGCCCTCCTCTCTTTTTTTGAAAGCCTTTTTAAGGTCTTCATTAAAGCCTGAAAGGTCAGGCTTCCATTTATCCCTTGCCGGGTTATTGGAAAAGCCTTTGTCAGGAGTTTTATAAAGGATTTCCCCTGTTTCAGTATCAACATCATAAGGAGCTTCCCTGCTTACCTTAACTCCTTCTCTTTCAGCCTGCTTCCTTGTAAGGCTTACAACCGAGCACCGGCATCCGAATCCGTTAGGCGGATACCAGATATCCCATATGGGATCATCTGCGGCATAAATCTTTCCTTCCATTGCCCTGTGTGATTCCCTGACCTCTCCGTCTCCGGCTGTGATGTATTTCCAGAAGGGGCGCAGTCTCTTTGACTCAGTCATGCTCTTATAATGCCCTGCATTATAGGCTGTAAGAATGTTAGTCCTGAATATCACATCTGTCCTGAAAGGTTTTAATGCCTTATATCCGTTTCTCTCAAGAAAGGAATTCATTTCGTCCTTAAATTCCCTTTTGGTTTTTCCCTCACTTACTGCATTACTTAATTCATCAAGAAACTTCTGCAAGACTTCAAGCTCAGTGTAGCCTGCTACTGTAAACGCTTTAGCCCTGCATTCATCACCAAGCTTTTTATATTCATCCGGAGTAAGTGCTTTCTTTCCTTTAAGGAAAGCCACAGCTTCCTTAAACCTGAATATATTGCCAAGTCCATACTCCGCTTTAGTCATTCCTGCTCCTTCCTATAAGCTCTGAGAGGTAAACTGCCTGGTGTAGAAGGTCACTCAGTTCCGGGGAATCCATATCTTTATAGAGCTTTTCCACTTCCTTTTCATCATTTAGTTTCTCTTTAAGGGTTTCAAGGCTCTCCTCTGTGTCAATTATTTTGAGAATCGGCTTAAGCATTTCCTCAAAATATATTTCAGAAGCCTTTACTGCCTCGGCTGTTATTACATCTGTCTGTACTATACCCGGATCAGTTTCTTTAAGAGAGAAGCTTTCTGCAGGCTCAGTGTTTTCTCTTATCCGTCTGCCCGGTTCAAGCACGCTCTCCCCTGCTTCAGGCTTTGGTATTCCAAACTTCTTGTATATATGGCTGCTTGGTATCTTTAATCCCATATCACAGGCAAGTGTCTTATATATTTCAACCGTTTCCTTCTGGTCTTCGGACTCCTCACAGTCAAATACAAAGAACGGAATATCCACATCCATGCCAAAGTTAAACTCCACAAGCGGTCTTATAATGTCTCTTCTTATGGTTGCTGCAAGTGCTTTTGAATCTGCAACCGTAAGGTCATGCCTTACCTCATTGTGTACCTTGCCCTGGGCATAAGAACCGCCTCCTGAATCGGATGAAAGCGTCTGCCCAAGTACAGCCTTGCTTATCTGTTCATCGCAGTACCTTGCAAGCTTTTCATATATTTCTGCACTTGAAGTCTTGTTGCTTTCTATGAATTCTATTACTGTAGAATCAGGAACTATTCCTGCAGCATCACTTCCAAGACTGTATATGGCTTCCATAAGAGCCTTCTTGTCATCCTCTGATGCAGTCTGCCCGTATTTGCCAAGCCTTAACGGCATTCCAAAGACCTCACAGAAGGCTATCCAGTCCTTTACTCCGTAGTTCTTAAACAAGTACATCCATGCCACAACTCTAAGTATTCCGTTTCTGCTTGAAAATCCTGACTTTGCCTTATATTTATGAACCACGAACTTATTTTTAATAAGGCTCATTCCTGAAGGAAAGACTGTGGTGCATATCTTCATTTCATCTGTAAAAGAATCCCATACAAGCTTTTTAGGATGTATGTACTCTATACCTTCAAGTATGTTCCTCCCCTGCCTGTCAGTTCCCCAGATAAGCTCCATCACGCTTATTCCTTTACCTATGGCATCAAGCAGGTCTGTAAAGACTTCATCAAGGCTTTCAATGCCTTTTAGCTGTTCTGTGACAAACTCAGCTGCCTCTTTGTCCTTTTCATCATCACTAAACGGCTGTATTTCCCAGTCAAGACCTGACACAGCAAGCTTTCTTGTCTGCAGCTGTGAGAAAAGATGAGGCTCTTTTTCTTCCATTTCCTCAAAAAGCTCCATCTGCTCCGACACATCTCCAAGGTCAGCAGCCTTAAATATCCTTGCAAGCTTCCTTGGTGTAAGACCGTTTGAAGGATAGTCTGAGCTTCTGTCTGAATATTCCCTTGGGATAAGCCTTTCTGCTATAGGTCTGTATCTTCCGGTGGCAGGAACCGCCTTCTTTTCTTTATTCTTCAAAGTCTCCTACCTCCTAATATGTTCCTTTTCCAAACTTCAATTTACGCTTAAACAGGCTGATATACTTTCCGTTTCCTACAGCAGGCTTTACTGCCTGTGCAAGCCTTACTGCCATTTCAAGTCCGTCCGGACCGTCATCATTCCTTCCAAACGGAAACTCTTCAAGCTGTCTTAAAAGTGTCTTATGTTCCCTGTTAAACTTAAGGTATTTATTTTTGATAACCGGCTGGAGTGACTCAATTCTTAAAACCTTATTTACGGTATTTGTGATTTCATCAATCGGAAGATACTCGCCTGTCTCGGCTGACCTTGCCGCCATTACTTCCTTGAAGTAATACTGAAACTGTACCGTCTCCACTCCAAACCTGTAAAATCCTGCACCGTAATCCCTTTTAAGCCTTCTGCTCATTTCAAAGATATCCTCTATAATGATGTCCGGTTTTCTTTTTTCTATGGATGCATCAGCCACATACATATATCCTGTAGTAAGGTTAAGTGCCAGGTTAATAATTGAGCTTGTGTCTGATTTCTTATTCTTTCCAAGTGACGGATCATTTGCACCTATGAATATAAAATCCCTGCTCTTAAAGTCCACAAGTTCCGGCTCGTAGTAATCAAACCACTCAGGATTAAAGGTTGCATTATCAGGATCAACCGGATCATTTTGAAGTTCTGAGTTAAAGGAAGCAGCCCCTTCACTTATCTTTATCTCCATAAGGTCATAATATGAAAGCTTGTCTTCCCATAAAACCTCAGTGCCTTTAAGCATTTCTTCCCTGTTTGCCTCAAAGAAGGTCTTGGCATTTGCCTCATGGTCTTCATCAAAAAGATTGATGTATATGCTTTCCCATTCATCCCACAGCTTAGTATTTACTGCTTCCGATATCACTGCCCGGTATTTCCTTGCATGGTATCTTGGGTTTTTAAGAACGTTACTTAAAAGCGAATCATAATGCAGTACCGTGCCTATATACATAATGTCCGTATATGTGTCTCCTGCCTTTGATACAGCCTTTTCAAACCAGCTCTTAAGCTTTCTCCTCTGTTCCGGGGTATTTACGTTCTCATCATTTTCAATATCATCAAGCACTATAAGGTCAGGTCTCCAGTTTCTGTGCTTCCTTCCCCTTATCTTCTTGCCTGAGCCTATCGCCTCTGCCTTTATGTCAGTTTTTGTAAGAAGCACTCCGCTTCTCCATGCCTTATCTCCCTTAAGCTCTCCAAAGTCTTCCCTTATGGCTGCATTGTCCTCAAGCTCTGTTTTAATATCCTCAAGGAAGCCTTCTGCCTGTTCCGTTGAATCAGATATGATAATGCAGTAGTGCTTATACTTATAAAGAATTGCATGCAGCGTGTCCTTAAAGGTAAGGTTTGTACTCTTTGCATGTCCTCTTGGTGCGGCGGTCACATTCCTTGAACCTTTTAAGCCGGATATTTCCTTACTGTTCTCTATTGGATTTTTTCCCTTCATGACTCCGTCAGTCCATACACGGTCAAGCTCCTCATGGAAAGCCGGGGACTTTCTTGTAAAGTAGTGTGGAAGATAGGCTCTCCCAAAGTATGAAAGGTCAAAAGCTGCAAGCAGTCTTCTTAGTCCCTTCTCTCCGGTAAGTGGTTCTCCTTTTTCAAACCTCTCAAGAAGTGCCTTTCTTTCTGAAATCCTGTCATTATTTCTTAACACATAATC